ATAATATATTAGTATACAATGCTGACAGAGATTTATTTTTATTAGAAGAGCCTAAAGCTGACGGAGGCACATTTTGAACACTGCCAATGTAGCTGGTACGTTATCAGGAACAGGAAGCATAAGTACTAGTGTACTAACGCGTCGGGCTGAAGTTATGAGTGACATGGAAGATATAAGTCTCAATGGCAATGCAAATACATATGTGTTAAGATATAACAAAGCAGATGACACATATAAATCCGATAAAAGAAATTTAGATGGAGGAAGTTTTTAATGGCCGGTACAATTCAAATAAAAAGATCATCAAATACAGCATCACCAACCACACTAGAGTTCGGTGAGTTAGCATGGTCTGCAAATGGACAAACACTTTCTATTGGTCAAGAGTCTGGTAATACATCTAATGTAGTTGCAATAGCAGGACCACATACACCAGGAACACTAACAGCTAACCAAGCACTAGTTGCAAATTCATCTTCGTCTATTAATGAAATGAAAGCAGCTAATGTATATTTCTCAACATTTAAACAAGCAGCTAACCTAGAAGCTAACATAACAATGACAAGCACATCAACTGCAAATTTATATAACGTAGAGTTTAGAGGTTCACTTAAAGACACAAATGGCAACAAACTAGAAATATATAATTCTAGTGGCACAAAGATCTGGGGATAAGAAATGGCAACACCAACATCAAAGGCTACACTAAAAGAATATTGTTTACGAAGATTAGGTAAGCCTGTAATCGAAATTAATATTGATGAAGATCAAATGGATGATCGTATTGACGAAGCTATATTATTTTATCAGGATTATCATTTTGATGGTACCGAAAGAACATTTTTAAAACACCAGGTAACAACAACTGATATAACCAATAAGTATATTACTGTAGGAAGCGAATACACAGGCATTATTGATATATTTGATATTGGTGATTCGACATCAACAAACAACCTGTTCAATGTTAGATACCAAATATCATTAAATGATTTATATGATTTATCAAGATATGATCTCGTTCCATACTTTATGAACTTTCAAAACATAAGATTTATTGAAGAGATGCTTATTGGTAAACAGCCTCTTAGATATAATAGACACATTAATAGATTATATATTGATATGGATTGGAACAAAGTATCTGCTGATGATTATATAATTGCTGAAGCATACAAAAAAGTAGACCCAGATACTTATACTGACGTGTATAATGATAGGTGGTTACAAAGATATGTAACGTGTTTATTTAAAGTACAGTGGGGGTCTAACTTAACTAAGTTTACTGGCATGCAGCTTCCAGGTGGTGTACAGTTTAATGGAGATCAAATTTTACAACAGGGATTAGATGAAAAACTAAAACTAGAAGACGAAATGATTACTAGTTACTCTCTTCCTGTTCACGACATGACAGGATAATTAAATGGCTAGAGGTACAAATGTATTTTTTAATAATTTTGCCAGCAATGATGAGCAAAATTTAATTAATGATTTAGTCTATGAATCAATTCAGATTTATGGAATCGATGTTGGTTATATGGCAGCCACAGAAGATGATACTGATGACATACTAAACGAATCAAGAAAGAAATACTACGGTGCTTATACTACTACGGAAATGTATATTAAAAATGTAGAAGGTTTTGAAGGTGAGGGAGACTTTATAAGTAGATTTGGTCTTGAAATTAGAGACAGGATTACATTCTCAGTTGCACGTAGATCATTTAGTGAATCAGTAGAAGCTGATCAAGGTCTTACAAGACCAAGAGAAGGTGATTTAATTTATCTTCCTCTCAATAAAAAAACATATGTAATTAAGTTCGTAGAACATGAACCAGTATTTTATCAAATGGGTTCATTACAATTCTATGATATTGTTTGTGAGTTGTTTGAGTATAGTAATGAAAGACTCAATACAGGATTTAGTGAAGTTGATGTTATTGAAACTAGCTTTAGTACAGACATATATCTTGATGTACAGCTTACAGAAGAAGATGGTTTATCAGCATTATTTACTGAAGACAATATTAGAATATTATCTGAAGATGAAGATAGAAGTGATGGAAGTACAACAGCAACTAAAGATTTCGATACACTTACAGATAGTGATAATATACAAATAGAAACAGATGCGGATGCAATATTAGACTTTAGTGATGGCGATCCGTTTAGCGAGGGTGGTAACTTTTAATGTTAGGACATACTTTTTATCATCAACACTTACGTAAATATGTAATTGTTTTCGGAACACTATTCAACGATATTATTGTACAGAGAAAAGACGCTGCTGGCAACATAGTACAGGACATTAAAGTGCCTTTGGCTTATGCTCCAAGAGAAAAAGCATTGGCTAGAATAAATGCTGATCCGGATCTTGCAAAAAAAGTCGGTATGGTATTACCACGTATGTCTTTTGAGATGCAATCGATTAACTATGCACCTGAAAGAAAATTAAATAAAATTCATAGAAATGTGTCTGCATATGCAGATGATAAAACTAAATTATATGCAGCGTATAGTCCTGTAGCATATGATGTAGGTTTCGAGTTGAACATATACACAAAATTTGCAGAAGACTCAACACAAATATTAGAACAGATACTGCCATTCTTTACACCAGAGTGGTCTATATCTATGAATTTAATTCCGGAAATGAATTGGAAACAAGATATACCAATTGTGCTTCAAGGAGTGTCCATGCAAGATACTTATGATGGAGATTTTGAAACTAGACGAGCATTAATTCATACATTAAACTTTACTCTTAAAGGTTATTTATGGGGACCACTAAGGAAAACTGGTATTATTAAAACTGCTAATGTTATGACACACGTGGATACATCTAATGTTTATGCTAATGCACATCCAGCAAATACCGTGATTGCTAATGTTAATGTGACAGATACATCATCTAGTGGTTACTACTTACATAGTAGAACTACAACAACACCAGGTTTACTAGCAAACGGTAGTCCAACATCCAATGCATCTGCATCAGTAGGCATAGCTAATATTGATGAAGATGATGATTACGGATACATACATAACTTTGAGGAGTGGTTCAGTGCAAACACATCAGCCTAAAGAAGACAAAATAGCAAACAGTTTAGACCTCACACCAATAGTGGATGAACCTAAACCAGTGAAGGCTATTGTAGTGAAGCCTTCAGATGATGATTCTCAATCAGAACGAGATTTAAAATACTCAAGAGAAAATTTATATCATCTTATTGAAAGAGGTAGAGATGCTTTGGAAGGTATATTAAATTTAGCAGATCAAAGTCAATCACCAAGAGCTTACGAAGTTGCTGGTCAGATAATCAAAACAATGACAGATACAAATAGAGATTTGGTTGATTTGCAAAAGAAGGCAAAGGATTTATTTGATGATGTAATTAAACCCACAGAGATAACTAATAATTTATTTGTAGGAAACACATCAGAGCTAACCAAGTTAATGGGTGGGGACGCAAGAGACGTAGTAAATACAACGAGGAAGATAAATGGATCCGGTAAATAGCGCTTCACTAGAACTCACAGAATACTTAGTGCCGTGGATAGCACTATTGATATCACTTGTCGTTACAATGTGGATAAAAGATTGGGTATCAGGTTTTGTAAAAGGTATGCAGTTTAGAAGAAACCCAGCATTCCAAGAAGGTGATCATGTAATATTAGATGGGCATCCATCCGTTATAGTTAAGGTCGGGATGACTGAAACTGTATTTGGTGTTTATTCAGATAAAGGATATACATGGAGGTATGTTCCTAATATACGAATACCATATTTAAAATTAGAAAAAATTGTTAACCCCGAACTACATCTTGACTCTCCACAGGAGAAAGCTAGGAAGTTACAAACATTAATAGATATTGGTCAGGATGAAATGATTAAAAATAATAAAGATGCAATAGATAAATTAAAGAACGGAAATTAAAATGTTTGATTATAATTTTAAGTTAGTAAAAATTGTTGATGGTGACACAATTGATGTTGACATTGATTTAGGGTTTGGTGTATGGTTACGTAAACAGAGAATTCGAATGATGGGTATTGACACACCAGAATCGAGGACACGAGATCTTGAGGAAAAGAAATTTGGTTTGCTAGCAAAAGATAAACTTAACACACTACTAGCTAATAGTAGAGTAATTCAAACTTACAAAGATAAGAAAGGTAAGTTTGGTAGAATACTGGCAGATGTAGTTGTTTATCATAGTGCTGAGGATAGATGGTGTGGGGCTACTGAAATAATGATTGCAGAAGGTTATGGTGTTAAGTATGATGGTCAAAGTAAAGATGACATACAAGAAGCTCATTTAGCTAATAGAGATAAATTGAAGGCTCAAGGACTTGTTAACTAAAAACGACATATATCTTGGTAACCCAAGATTAAAAAAAGCAAATGTAAAGATAAGTTATACTCCTGAGCAGGTTAAAGAACTTGCAAGATGCTCTAAGGATATCCTATACTTTTGTAACAACTATATGAAAATTGTTAATGTTGATGAAGGTCTAATGAACTTTCAAACATATGGCTTCCAAGATAAAATAATTAAAAGTGTACAAAGGAATCGTTTTACTATTTGTAAGATGCCTAGACAGTCTGGTAAGACTACTGTTATGACTGCTCTTATAT